AAGCGCTTACTGTGTAAGTTCCAGTTCCACCAGTTCCTGAAATAAGAGCTGAAATAGTTGTTCCTGCCGTTACTCCAGTTCCGCTAATCACAGATCCTACATTTACAGCGCCTGAAGTCATATTTGTAACAGTCAGCGTTGTTCCTGAGATTGAACCAGTAAATACAGGAGTTTGAGTTGGTTGAGTAATATTTAAAAGGTAAGTTCCTTGTTCATTTACATTACCACCAGCTCCTGTCAGATTACGAACAATTCTAGTTCCGCTAGTAATGCCTTGGCATTTTAAATATTGACCTTGAGCTACAGCTCCTGAATTAATGCCTGTAACTGTCAAAACATTACCTGAAAAAGTTCCTGTAAAAGACGATCCGATAAAGTTAGCAGTAGAAGGATCAGGGCCAATGGTGTATTGCACTTGACCAGCTATGACAGGAAAAATGATCTCCGTAATGTTGAAAACCATCATATCCTCGTTCGACCATTGGTCTATAAGGTCATTCATTAACTCAAAAGCATCTCTAGCAGCATCTGCTGAAACTTGTTCTCCAGCTTCCAAAGCTCCTATGTCTTTTAATGAGCGACTAATGATGTCAATTGGTTTGGTCATAATAGTTCCTATTCAATAGTAAAAGTATTCGCTAACCAAGGAAATTCACTTTTTTTACTATTATTCAATGCTTCTAATTGTTTCTCTAAATTTAATTTTATGATGTTTACATCATCTTTGGTAGTATCTTGATCCAACCAACGAATTAAATCTTCTTCTTTAATTTCTGAATAAGGTTTAGCAATTGTTCCTTCAGAGAAACAATGATAGCCTTCAGTTTCGACAGTATTTGTTTCATTTTGTGCTTTCAATAAAAAATGAACTTCAGTTATGTTTTCATCATTTCCAAAAACTTTTAAAATTTTCCAATTAAATGTTGTCATCTTCTACCCATGAAACTGTATTTTCATCCCATTTATATTTTTTGGAGTTTTCAAGAGTTCCAGTATCTGTAGGATAAGGAACAGGAGAATCCCATAAATAGGTATCTTCATTAAAAATCCAACTTTGGAAAGGTTTTGGTGAAATAAATGAATCCCTTGTTACATCATATGTAAAACCAATACCAGCATATTGTTTACGAAAATTTCCGTTATAGCTTGTTTGTTTCCAATTTGTATGTCCGTTTGACCATTGTGTCAAAAAAGCAATACCTATAGATTCGCTTTGTGGAAATGGAAGATTTTGTATATCTTCATTATCAACAACATTGACATCTATAACAATGTTGCTTTCGTCAAGTTTTGCAAAATGAGCCATTATTGAAACCTATACCTTACTATTACAATTCCTGAACCGCCATTACCGCCTAAGTTTTTAGACCAACCAGCTCCACCGCCTCCACCGCCTGTATTTGTAGATCCTGAACTAGCATTTCCTTGAGCGCCATTTCCACCGCCACCTGAACCACCACTTCCGCCTGGCACACCTTGACGAGAATCGCCAGCTCCACCACCACCACCAGCATAAGTTACAGACGATCCGCTTATTGAGGTAGAACTTCCACTACCACCATTTCCGCCTGAACTAAAAGTTACTCCATTCGCACCGGCTGCACTTGCTCCACCACCGCCACCGCCTACTGAATGAGTAGCTCCATCTGTAACACCAGCGCCACCACTATTTCCTTGACCTGAAGTTCCTGAGCCTCCACTACGACTAAAACTTCCTCCACCGCCTGAGCCTCCACTACTACCAGCAGTGCTACCTGAACCGCCACCACCACCAGCACCGCCACCAGTAGAAGTAATAGAAAATCCTGAAGAATCAGAACCATTTGTAGGAGGATAAGTTCCATTTCCTGTGCCACCAGTTCCACCTGAACCACCGCCTCCAACTGTAATGCTATATCCAGTTGCCGTTACAGTTGTAGTGCTAGTCCTATAACCACCAGCTCCACCGCCACCGCCTGTATCTCCACCGCCACCAGCACCACCAGCAACAATCAAATAAGTAACTTGATTACTTTCAACACTACCTGAACCAACAGTAGTTACTGTAAAAGTTCCATTGCCAGTAAAGGTATGAACTTTATAATTTCCATCTGTAGTTACTGTTCCACCAGTAGCAGAAATATAACTGACATTTGATTTGCCATAAAAATTGGTTGGCATAATGATTGCGCCACTAGGAACACCAGCCAAATTACGAACATCTGATTGATTTAAAGATATTTGACCAGTTGAACTTAATCCAAGCTCAACAGCAATAGATTGTCCTGTGGTTGCTCCTGCAAGACTAATAGGGCCAGAAGCATTTAAAGTCATTACTTAGCCTTTAATTCATTTACTTTTGCATCTAATTCTTTAATTGCTTGAATTAGTAATGGAACTAATCTTTCATATCTAACTGTTAAATAATTTTCATCAATAGGAGCTGGAGCTACTACTTCAGGCATTATTTCCTTAACTTGTTGAGCAGAAACACCAACTTCTTGCTTTACTTCATATCCTAAAGCAACAGCAATTTCATTTGCATGGTAATAAAAACCATCCAAAGTCTTTAATTTATCTAAAGCATTTTCAATAAGACCAATACGAGTCTTTAGTCTGTCATCTGAATAATAAGCAGTTACATTGTTTGTAGCTCTAATTTCTCCAGTTGTTCCTGATGCAGCAGTTCCAACACCAAAAGAACCAAATTGAACACTTGATCCTGTTGCTATGCTTTGAGGCAAAGAAAGAGTAACTGAACCAGTAGAAGCTGAAGCAACAACTTGATTAGAAGTTCCTGTAATACTATTAACAACGCTTGTTAAACTTGCTCCTGAACCACTAAATCCAGTTGCAGTTAAAACACCAGTAGAAGGGTTAAATTGCAGTTTTGTTGATGCAACATTCTGACCAGTAATTGTTCCGCTTGTAGCGCTAGTAAACGCTAAATAACGAGTTGCATTAGTGGTTGTATCATCTGTAATGGTAATTCCGCTAGAAGGAGTAGTCCAAGTTGGCGCTCCAGCTCCAGCAGATGTTAAAACCTGACCTGTTGTTCCTACAGCAGTAACCGCCATAGCAGTTGTAGAAGCACCATAAACTATGCCACCAGCAGTAAATAAAGCAGATTGACCTGTGCCACCACGATTATAAGCAACGACATTACCATTCCAAGTTGCTGAAGTTATTGAACCTGGATAATCAAGTGTATTAGTTGACCAACTGGTGTTAGAAGGAGTTAAATCATGTCTATCCCAACTACCAGCAGCAGTTGAATTGCTTAGTAAAACAATAATTACAGATCCACCGCTAGGAACAGAAACAACTAATGTATTTGAATTGTTATTAATCGTTATTGCACCACTACTTTGATTATTATCAAATAAAAAGGTTGCACCACTTAATAATGTAGTTGCATCAGGTAATTTAATAACTTGACCGCCTGATCCAGTAATTGTGTATCTACGAGAAGAAGCGTTAGTTAATGTTATTTGCGTTCCTGATGCAGCAGTATTTACATAATTATCATCAAAAGCATTTGCAGTAACATTTTGATTAGCATCTCTTAAAACTACAGAATTTGCACCACTAGAAGCAGTAACTCCTGTTCCACCATTAGCTACATTTAATGTTCCAGCTAAAGTTACTGCGCCACTTGTTGCGCTTGATGGAGTAAATCCAGTTGTTCCAGCACTAAAGGTTGAAACATTAGTTGGTGTTGCCCATGATGCAGTAGTTCCATTAGATGTCAGAACTGTATTATTTGCTCCAATTGATAGACGAGTTGCGCTATTAACACCATTACCAATAATCAAATCTCCAACTGATGTAATTGGTGAAAGCGCATTAAACGCAGAGGAAGCTGTAGTTTGACCAGTTCCACCACTAGCAATAGCTAAAGTTGCTGATAAACCAGCAGCAGTTCCAGTTGTATTTTGATTAAAGGTTGGCCATGTAAATGTGCCTGAACTAAAGTTACCTGAAGCTGGTGTTCCTAAAGCGCCACCATTGAGAAGAACAGAACCAGCAGATCCTACATTAACTGATAATGCAGTCGCTACGCCAGTTCCAAAACCAGTAATTGATCCTACTGCTGGAGTAATAGTTGTATTGCTTGCTGATGTAATTTGACCTTGTGCATTTACAGCAATAGTCGCAGAAGTCGTTGCAGAACCATAAGTTGCTGCGCTTACTCCTGTATTGGTAATGCTAAATTGAGTTCCAGCAAGGGTTAATCCTGTTCCAGCCGTATAGCTTGAAGCTACACTAAAATTAGACCAATTCATTGCTGTTACACCTAGAGTTCCACCAGGTTGTGCTGTGCAATACCAAGCTGTTCCGTTTAAAGAACCTGAAGATACAAAAACAATAGCTCCTACATACTCTGCCCAATCATCAGCTCCAACCGCATAAGTCCAAGCTGAAGCACTAGCAATATAAATACCATTTTGTGAAGCTGTAGTTTGGTCTTTAACTAAAACTCGATCACCAGCAACTACAGTTACACCATTTATGGTTTGCAATCCTGATCTAGTAATATTTGCGCTAGTTGCTGTTATTACTGGTTGTTTCCAACTAAGTCCAGCAGCGTAAAAATCAACATACTGTTTATTGGCAATATCTGTAGCACCTGTTGGAGCAGTTGTAATTGTTCCAGTAGTAGTAGCAATGTTAGTAAAAACCCCAGTAGAAGGAGTTGTTGCGCCAATAGTAGTGCTATTAATTGTGCTACTGGTAATGTTAAGACCTGATTGGTTTGGGCTGATCGTTGCATAAAACGGCTGACCCTGACCAATAAAAGTTTGGAAATTACCTTGAACATCAAAGTAAGCCTGAACAGGCAGTAGATTCTGAACTGTTGAATCTGATGGATTAGCCATAAAGCATCCCTTTAATTTTTAAGACTGATTCCCAACTGGAGTTATATAAACAAGAGCAGGGCCTGATGCAGAACCAATAGCTGATACTTGGAAGTTATTGGCAGGAGTAGCTAAAACAATCGGCTGAGTCATCAAGGGAGGCAATACAAAAGAACCATTTGTTCCATCAACAGGAAGTGTAGCTGTTTTAGCTGTAATTGTTGTTGAAGAAATTTCAATAGCTACTGAATTAGCTCCAGCGTTCAAGAAAGCTGCGTAATTCACTTGATTGTTACCTACTGATGAAACAGTAACAGCAGCATGAGCTGAAGCCGTTACTGATAAAGCCGTTGTCTGAGCTTGTAATCGTAAAACAATAGTATTAGACATGATTTGTCCTTAATTAGACTGCTGTTGCAGGATAAGAACCTTCAATACGAATAACATCAATGATGTAATTACCTGCTGCTGGAGTTAATGATCCTGCTGTGCAATTACCGAATTGAACACTTAATGTATTAGCTGCTGAAACTCGAACATCAGCAATAAAAATGCCAGCAGTTTGATCTCCAGCACAAGCTATTGCCACATGATCGGTTGTTAATAAACCAGCAATAGTAAATGTTTGTGCAGCAGTAATATTAGCTGCGACTGCTACTGGAGTTAAAGATGGTTGAATGTAGAAAGTGCTAATTGCATTTCCACGAGCAAGAGTTGTAGATGGCATGATTTTTCCTTTGCAAAGAGGGTTGAACTACTACCCCATTATCCTATTTTTTTGTAAATATTCAATAATATTAACGATTTCTTAGCCAATCTCCGAAATGACCAACAAAGGTTTTATTTCCTGTATGACCCATCTTAATTTCAGGATCACACCAAACCTTACCACCTAATTTGCTCCACCTAAAACAGAAAGAATAATCTTCTCCGTATTTCTTATCTCCATCAGCAATGTGAGCAAAAAGGTCATAAAACAAATTGTCTTTAGCTCCATCATGGAAATATTGCTCAGGATAGGCTTGAATCATTTGTTCCAAACAATGCCGACTAATTTTCATAAATCCAGTAGGAATGGCAGCGACTTCTAGCAAACCAGTTTCAGGATCTGCCCAAAGTTCAGGTTTATCTAGGTATTTAATTGGAAAGCCTAGTTCATCAATTCGATAAGGGTAAATTCCACCGACTAGATCAACTTTATGATCCACAAGTCGTAAAAGAGCGCCTTTTTCCCATGCTACATCTGAATCCACAAAGACTAGGCAATCAGATTCTGTCTTTAGGAAGTTAGAGGCTATAGCGCCTCGGCAATCGGCTATATAAGCGCTTCCTATGTCATCAATAAGGGTAAATGTATCCCCCCTAGAAACAAGCATTACAAGATCGTTTACCAAGGATCTCATAGTTGCCATATAAACTGAGCCTGTATAGGCTGGAATAGCAATAGTTATGTGCATTTCTTCCCTTCACAAAAGAAAAAGCCCACCCCTTTTGGGAGTGAGCTTTGATTTACGACATGATTAGGCTGTTACACCAATGTTCTGCAATGCAGTAATGATGCTATTAACTGCTGTAGAAATTGCTGTTCCTGTAGCGTTTGTTGCAATTGTAGTAATTGCAGCAGCTTGCACTACTGGAGTTTCGCCATAAAAGCCGATTTTTCCACCTGCAACACCCAAGGCAATACCATCTGCTGCATTGCCGTTAAATAGATAGACTGTGGATACTGTTGATGCTGGTCCTGGATTAGCCATGATTTATTCCTTTCTTTAGCCAAAAATTAAGATGCAATACGGCAAGCCAACTCAGGATAGAGAGGTGCCCAGCCATACAGAACATCTAAACGAGTTGGGATTGAGTCGTTGTTAATGGTGTATTGACGAACCACACGCATTGACAGACCGATTTCCTTGTCGCTTGCTCGACCAGCAAAATGAACACCTTCAGGCAACTCAAGATCGGCTACTGCGAGAGTAAATGCGTTCTTGTGCATGAGGATATTTTGTGGGCTAACAGTTCCTGAGCTATTGAAGAAAGTTACAGCTTGTGCGCCTGAACTTGTTACGCTGATGTTTTGGAATTGACCAGCGCTAATTGGAGCAGGAGATACATTGACTGTAATAGTTCCACCAGTTCCACTAACAGCAGTATTAACTACGAAATTACGCAGTTTGCCGTAAGACTGACGATTCTGTGGGTTTACACCGAATACACCAGCAATAGTGAAAGTATCACCTTGATTTAGGCTAACTGTGTTAGTCAAAGTCAAAGTAATGTTGGCGCTAGAAGCCCAACCGCTAGTCAAGAAACCAGTAGCTGTAGTCACATTGACTGTAGCTGTTCCAGCAAATGATCCGTAAGTTTGGTTCACAATGTTCTGATCCATCTTCCAGTTCATACCACCTGAATCACGACCCATCAAACCTTTACGATACTGAGCAGAAATAGCTTCTTGTGGAACAAAAAGACCCTTCAAGCTATCAACAATCGTTGCGCTTGAGAATGGATCAATAACAACTGCTCTGCGACCATCTCTAGGAGCGCCTTCAGAATCAAGGTAAGCACCAGCGTTCAAGAAGGTAATAAGACCAGTTGGAGGAGTTCCAGCCGTTCCTACAGTATTGTAGGTGCTGTTTTTAGCCATTGTTAAGCCATCTAAGTCAATCTTGTTGGCGATAGCAGCAACTGCTGGCTTCAAAACACGATCAGAGAACATATCCAAGCTCAATGCCAAATCCTGAGTAGTGAACTGTGTATCCACATGGAACTGAGTTGAAAGGGTTACAGGAACTGAAGTTTCGTTGAAATCTTCAACATTAAGCGCAGGGCCTGTCGTTCCAATGAAGCGACCAGGTCTGCGGACATTGACTGTGTTACCAATCTTTGCACCGACTACAGCGAACTGGTCATCATAGTTACGATCTACTTCAGATGTAAAAGTTAATTCGTTTTCCAAGACCATCAACGCTTCGTTGGTGATCTTGCTAATGGTTAATAAGGTATTACTCATTTTCTCTTTTCCTTAAAAGAAATTAGGGTTTACCTGATCTTTCCTGCCTTACGAGCTGCCTTCCATGCTTGGTAAGACCCATGAAACTCACCATCTGAGCCAATAGGTGTTTCCATTGCACTTCCAGTTGCTCTTATCGGACTAAGAGGAGCAGGAGCTTTAGATTTCTGAGTAACAGGCTTACTTGTAGGCTTTTCTTCAGCAATTTCTTGCTTCTCGAATTTAGCCTCCAACTTCCCAATCTCCCTCAAAGCTCTATGAACAGGCAATGCTTGGAACTTCTCAGCTTCTTCTTCCTCTAGACTAGCTAGATGGTAAAGAATCTCAGGGCCAACATCTGATTCAATAATTGCATCCCTAACTTCGTTGCTTACAACGACCTTAGTAGATTCAACAATGTCATCAAAATCAGCTAAATTAGGCTTCGCTTTGGCTAGTTTCTCACTCCAAGTCTTTAGGACTTTAGAGCGTTCTTCTTCAGCTTTGCGAACCGCTTCTTGCTGATCCCTTTCATACAACGCTTTCTCAGCCGACCATTCTGCTAATGCCTTTGCATATTCAAAAGCATCATCAAACTGATCTGCCCTAGGTTCTGTTCCGATTGGATCTTCCACCTTTTGCTGTGGAGTGTTCCGTTCTTCATATTCCCTAAGTCTAGCTTCCAAAGCCTCTTTTTCAGCTTGTGCCTTGGCAGCGTTTTCTTCTGCCAATTTACGAGCCTTAGTAAGCTCTGAAAACCGCTTTTCGAGTTTAGGATTTTGTTTCCGTTCCTCTGTTACTTTCGCTTCAGGTTCTGACTCTTGTTCACTCTCACCTTCAGCTTCAACTATCGGCTCTGATTCAGGAGTTTCCTCAACTTCATCAGCCTCAACAGGAGCTTCCTCGGTAGCTAAACCAAGACGATTCATAGTCCATTCAGCTAAATTATCA